CTCTGAGTCTTTTAAGTTCCTTAGATATTCTATCCTGCATCTCCGCTCTTTGTGCAGATATTACACGAATCTTATCAACTTTTGGTCCTGCTTTAACTACTTTAGTCTCAACACCTTGCAGTGCAGAGTTTATTGCAAGCAGTACATCAGAATCGGACATTATAGGTTTAACTATTTCCTATAATATTTAGAATGGAGATAGGGAGACTCGAACTCCTAACTTCCACCGTGCAAAGGTGGCACTCTACCAATTGAGTTATATCCCCAATAAACCCCGAAGGGTCATTCAGTTTCAGTTTCCTGATTCTGTTCTTCAGATTCTACCACAGACTCAAGTCCTGCGTCAATATCTGTAATTACTTTACGGATACCGACAATGCGTTCTGGAACACAAGTCTCATCATATGTATATCCATCCTGCTCTCTAAAGAGTGCTTGACGCACTGCAGCAGCAGTATAGACATCCATTTCAATAGTCACGTTGCTCACAATTTACCTCCAACAAATCCATCATTTACGACTCTAGTATATTGATGTAAAGTTCCTTCTTGTTCACACTTAAGATGCCATCGAGTCATATTAATGACAGTCTCTTCTTCTAGTGCAAAAAGAAAGTCTTTACCGTTTTTTAGAACACTTTTCCAAAGACCACCTCTGCTCTTTTCTGTATAAAATGCATCGTCAATCCAATTGACTTCAGCAACTTCTGGGTGAGTACTAGTTTGAATCATCAGTCTTTTTGTTAAATCCAAAGGGCGAAAGTGTATCTTCAAGTTTCAGTTTTAGTGCAACCCCACCGATTGCTTCCATAACTTTCAAAATGTCTTCTGGTTTGGCACCTTCACCAATTTCCTTAGCAACATAATGATACTTAGGCCAGAATGTTTCTCCTGCCTTTTCATAATCTTCAAGTGTAAGTAGTTTCATAATTTAGCATTCTTTAGTGTAGTTAATAAGTGCATATTTCCGTGAAAGTATCCCATAACAATGATGGCGATAGTAGACAGAAACATTACAGATAACCCAATAATCTGGGGTATTGGTTTATTTTCCAACGCCATAGTCTGGTGCTTCTGCTTCCAGTTTACGAATGGTCTTATGCAGTTCTTCTACTGCCTTACGGGTTTCTTCGGTCTCTTCCCATTCCCATGTTTGACCTTTGGTGTCTAGAAATTCTCTTTTGGTCACAGGTCTCCCTCCTTACGATTTTCAGAATGGTGGACATCAAACTCTCCACCAGGATAACGTGCTTTCAGTTTATCAACATTCATCTCAATGATTTCATCAATGGTCGTATCAAGACCCATACAAGCTTGTGCAACATACCACATAATGTCACCAAGTTCACGCTTCAAATGAAACAGGTTTTCTTCATTCACAGGTTTACCTTGAAAGATAATCTTTTTGACAACCTCAGTGAACTCACCTGCTTCTGCAGACATTCCTACAGCAGCAGTAAGCAGTCGCTCGGTAGGAAAACCCTGCTCTTCCAGTTCATAAAGACGGGCAGTGAAATGCGAATAGTCTTGACTTTCCTTTGACGTAACTCCATTTACAAACTCAAGGTACTTATTGGTATCAACGGTCATTAGAATTTAAATCCCTCAAATGATTTTTTAGGTTTTCTGTCCTCGAAATCATACTCCTCTTCTTGCTTATTGTCAAGGAGATCACTTTGAGCACTTTGTTCACAGTCATACAAACGCATCTTTGCACGGTCAATGCCTACAATAAAACGTTTGTGAATTGTTGGGTCGTTGTATCGGTTCTTCAACTGCTTGACTAGTAATTGTCCCAGTTCCTCAAGTTCGTCAGTTGAAATAAGGGCAAACATAAGATCAGCAGTAGCAGGGAGACCAAAGGACTCGCTAGTGTCAGTAAGCTCAACATCAGAGCTACCATAACCAGAACGAGTGGTCTGCGTGGCAGAAACGATAGGGACGTTTGCTTCAACAGCCAGTCCTCTAAGTTCCTCAGCAATAGCTTTGATATAGCTATATGAATTGACAGTGCTATTCCCGCGATATCGCGAGGAAGCACATATATTAAGGTAATCAATGAAAATAATATCAGGTCTAAATGACTTCTTAAGTGACAACTCATTAAGAAGTGACTTAAAGTGTCCAGCATGAGCAGAAGCAGTAGGATACTCCTTGATAATCAAGGTGCCTTGAGTTTTCTTGGCAAGATTATTTACCTTGCTTTCAAACATGTTCTTTGGCAGTTCTACAATATCCTGAATAGGAACGTTCAGGAGGTTCGCGTCAATTCGTTCAGCAATTCTCTCTTCCGCCATCTCCATTGTAATGTAGAGAACGTTCCTCCCTTGGAGCAGCACGGAGCTAGCCACATGGCACATGAATAGAGATTTTCCGACGCCAGTACCAGCGAGCGCGATGTTAAGAGTCTTGTTAGGTAAACCACCTTTCGTGATTTTGTTAAAGTAGTCGAGATCAAATTCAATTTTTTCTTCCTTTCTATGATAGGTTTCATATCGTGCTTCGTAATCTTGTAAGTAGTCGTGTCCAATATGATTATCAAAACTTACTGACAGTGCATCAGAAAGAATTGATGGAATGGCATCGCGGTTCTTTTTCTCATCACCACCATCGGCAATATGAATAGATTCCATAAGTGCCAAATAAATGGCACGGTCACGACACCACTTTTCGGTTGTATCAGTTAACCACCCAAGTTCAACAGGAACATCTTCCAAGCATTGAATAATGTGAACAAGTTCTTTGAAGGAAGACTCATTCACATCACTACGCTTCTCTACTTCAATCAGAAGTACTTCTTTAGTTGCAAGTTGATTGTATTCTTGGACAAACTTGAAGATCTCTTCAAATATAATTTTTTGATGTGGATCTTCAAAGTATTCATTTTTAATAAAAGGAATTACCTTTCTTGCATAATCTTCATTAAACAAAAGGTTTCTAAGAATTAGAAACTCAACCTTCTCCATAACTAAATTCCTTTCGTGCAATTTCGTCCAACTTCTCCATTACCTCTGGAGTAAAATATGTTTCTGGTTCTTTTAGAATTGCTTTGGCATAAACCTTCTTGCCATCCATCTCATAACGACCAGCAACATTCTTCCAGAGACCACCAATCTCTCCTAACTCAAGGAGACCATAATACCTGTCAAGACCGCGATCATCGTAATATAAACGAACAGTGACATCTTTATTCTCCTTACTTAAACGCGACTTAGCAGTCTTTGCCTTGATAAGGTTTCCAACGATTTCTGTTCCATCCTTTTCTTTTTTCTTGCTGAGATAAATGATTGTAGATGCTGCATACTTGAGTCCACTACCTCCTCCCATTTCTTTTGTAGGAACATATGCGCCAATAACATCGTAGGTGTGATTAGTAACGATCATTGGAATTTTTGCTTGACCCAACTTGAGTGTGAGCATACGGAAAGCACCTTTGACCAGTTGTGATTTGGTCATATCACGAACTTGTTTGTCGTTCAGTGCGTCAGTAATCTCCTTCTCTGTGGAAAGCATTCCTAAAGAGTCTAGCACAAACATGCAAGGTTTGCGCTCCTCTTCAGGTTTTTTTAAGTATATATCTACCGCTTTGAGTGCTTTGCCACGAAACTCTTCAATTGTAACAACATTAACAACAACAAGACGACTAGTATCGATTCCACGGGATTCAATTAGCGATTTAGTGATAGCTGCCTCAGTATCAAAATACAAGCAATATCCATCAGGATTAGAGTCCAGAAAATTCTTAACCATTGCGAGGCTAAAAAAAGTTTTTCCAGTAGAAGACTCCCCAGCAATGGCAGTAATCTTATTCCCAGATACACCACCAAATATAGACCCTGAAACAAGTCCGTTAAAAATGTACGAACCTGTATCCACGTAAGTTTCTGTTTCGTCGATTTCAGATGCGAGTTTTGTGAAGTCATCACCAATTTCTTTTACAATATCTTTAAGAAAATCCATTAAGAGAAAAACGAGTCAAGGTTTACAGTTTTTTCGACACTCCATCCAATAGAGTCAAGAATAGTCTTCAAAGGTTCTAGGAATGCTTTTTCAAATTGTAGTTGATAGTCTACATATTTGTCAATTCCAAGTTCCTTTGGAAAGTCTTGAATATATGAAATAATATTCTCATGAATCACATTTGGTTTTTTGAGATAACAGAACTTAATCTTCTCACCATTCTGAATTAGAGAATACTTATTATCAAGTTTATTTTGTTTGATGTAGTAGTTGAACAGAAGTGCCCCTCTTACATGAATTGGAGTGCCTTTTATATAGATGTTGCTAGTACATCGATATTTACTCACATCAGAAACACTACGAGGGAAAGAAATATCTTCAGGAGGAAGTGATTTAAATTCTTTCCTACACCTTTCAATATAGTCAATCACCTCATCTTCTGTTCCACTCATCATCAACTTAAGTGCATCCTTAATCATCTTTCGACAAGGTGCAGGTGTTGATGACTTGACTGCTTCAATACCCATAATCTTAAGTTTGGGTTCAGAATAGCGAACACCTTCACTGTCCCACACGTTAAGAATGTATCGCTTCTTTGCAGTCCAGATGCCACGATCAGCAATGTTCTCACGCTTCATCTGCATCTTCTGTTCATATGCCGAAACGTAGTCCGCAAGTTCCTTATAAGACTGTTCGATGAACGGTTCCAGTTTATCTTGACAGATCTTGTCCAAGATTGATACAACCTTGCCCTTGTCGCCAACTTTATCACTAAAAAATTTATCAACAAGAGGTCCAAAATTAAGATAAATTGAGTCAGTGTCAGATGCAATAACATAATCAACTTTCTCGGTTTTTAAAAGGTTATTTAGATAACCATTTACTTTACCTTCAATCCATCGAATAGAAACTTGACCAGAAAGAGTAATTGCTTCTGCATTTTCAAGTTTGTAATATCGGAAGTATTGGTTTCCAATAGCACCATAAGCACTGTTAAGTTGAATCTTACGTGCCATCTGGATGTTATTGCATCGTGCAATTTCCTTTTCTAGTTCTTTTGTTGGCGTCTTTTCATATGCTTGTTTTGCAGCAAGCATTTTCTTCTTAAAGACTGTGCGATCTTTATAGATTTTTTCCATCAACTCAGGAAGGAATCCACGAACATCTTTGCGGAACATTGCACCGTTAGCACAGACTGCATTGTCCTTATACATCTCAAAGTTTATTTCCTCATTAAGAATTCTATTAACCGTAGCCGTTGGATGTCGTTCCTCCAGTAGGGTCTCTGGGGAAATATTATATTGCATAATGAGATGAGGGTACAGACTATTAAGGTCAAAGCTGACCACCCAATCATACTTTCCAGGAATCGGTTCCTTGACATAGGCACCTGCATACTTAGAGTCTTTATCAGAACGTACAATAGGAGGAATGACAATATTCCTTTCTTTTAGATAGTTATAAATGATCGTATCCCACATACGAACCTGTGAGAAAACATCTGCATAGTTTGCTTTAGCGTCATATGCCATAACGATTGCAAGTTCAATGAGTTTCATCTTGTCTTCCATACGGTCAACAAGTTCCACGTCAATGATGTTGTATTCTACAAACTTCTGCCAACCATTTGTATAGAAGTCTTTGAACGTATCAAACTCGGAGTGGTCGAGTTTCTTCTGTCCAAGTTCTACACTTGCAATATAGTCCAGACGATAAGACTCCTGTGCCTTATATGTGAACTTCTTATAGAGGTTCAAATAATCAAGTTGAGTAATACCACCAACGTCATAAGAAATATTCTTACGTCCAGCAATATATGTTTCTTTCTCCGTGACAAGACCCCAAGGAGAAAGACGCTTCATCAGTTTCTCGCCAAGAATGCGATTGATACGGCGAACAAGATATGGAATATCATACAGTTCACTATTCCATCCAGTAATAACCTCAGGGGTGTTCTCCTCAACCATCCACCAGTTGATAAAGTTAGTAAGAAGTTCGTGTTCTGTATTGAACCCCTTGTAGATAACATTATCCTGCTTATTATCAAATGGACCCAATCCCCAAGTGCGAATCTGCTTTGTTGCATAGTCCTGAATGGTGATCAACAGAACTTCTTCAGCAGCAGATTCTACATCAGGGAATCCATTCTCAGATGCAACCTCAATATCAAGAGTAAAGACTTTGATCTTTGTAATATCGAACTTGATTTCAGGTTCTGGATACTTGTCGGAGATATATTGATATACAAACCTATCGTTACCGTAAATATTAAATCCGTCTACACCTTCATACTTTTTGATAAACTCCCTACAATCCCGCACCAATCCAGGATTGACTTTATCTACACAGTCCCCTTCCAATGTTTTGTATTTTGTTTCTCGTTTTGATGGAACAAATAATGTAGGAGAGTATTCCTCTCTAAACATTACGTGTTTTCCATTATCATAACCACGAACGAGAAAGTGATTCCCGATCATTTGAACATTGGTGTAGAAGCGCATTATTTAATCAGGTCCTGGTATTTTTCAAGTAGAGTAGGTTTGGGATCACAAATAGTCAGAATCTTATCAGAATGAATCTTACAAGTATTTTGACTCGTATATTCAACTAACCAAGGAGAAAGAGTTTTGTCTGCATTGATAAGAAAAGGTTCTATAAGTTTGCAATCGGGTTCTCCGATTTCGGAACCAACTTCCTCAATCTCCGATATCAGAATCTGGTTGTTCGTCATCACTAAAAGTTTTATCTGCTTGTCCATTGTTTAAAACTCCTTTTTCATACATAACTTTTAATTTTTCAATGGGTTCCACCAATGTAATAACCCAATCTGCAGAAACGGGAACATCCTGGTCTGCTGACAGTGGAATCCAGGGAAACATACCAATTTCAAAAGACCTGTTTCCTTGTAGGTCAGAAAGGTTTTGTTTATTTTCAAGTTTTACGACACACGGTCTTTTGAAAATATATCCAATTACTTTTTCTTCTTCATCTTGTTTGATGACCATCTCTTGCATATCAGAGATAATATCTTCACCAGATTTCAGAACGGCAAGTTTTACAGTCATAATTTTTTCATACCACCAATTAAATATACCATTAAAAAAGAGGGGTGTCAAACTGGATTTGGCCAGTTACCCCTCTGTCTGCGGCGACGATATTCAGTTTTATTTAGTTGGTGTGAGTTTGTATGCTCCGAAGATTGCTGTTCCGATGAGTGCGAATGTTGCAATTAGTGCCATATTCAGGAAGTATTATGATAGTACAGGTGAGAGAACTGCCCAACTAAAAAGAGATGTTACAGTTCCAAACATTAGAGTGGTGGTTGTAAAATTCATTTGCCATCCTCCTTTGCTTACATTATTATATAGAAAAAAGTGTATCATAGTGATACACTTTTGTAGCAACGGCAACTAAAATATAAAGAAAATGTTAGGAATTAAAGATAATCCTTACGCTTATGATGGTCTGGAATAATTTTCTGGAGGGTTACTACTAAAAGCCCATTCTCAAATACAACTGATCCAACTTCCGTTTCATCTGAGAGGGTCCAAGATCTGGAGAAAGATCTCTGAGCCACTCCTCTATGGATGTATTCTGTTTCCGTTTCTTTGTCTTCTTTTTTTCCTTCGACAAAGAGTTTCCCGTCTTGAGTGTAGACATTGACTTCTTCTTTTTTGAATCCTGCAAGAGCAAGTTCAAGTTGAAATTCGGTGCTACTAACTTGAACTAAGTTGTATGGTGGATAGTTTGTCGCAGTTTCGTGCAGATTAAACAGGCGATCAAAGTATTCGTCCATACCAATACTGTTTCTATTTATACGGTCCAACAGTTGATTCATGTTGGCAGCATTGTACTTCATGAGGTTAGTCATTTACTTCTCCTTCTTGAGCGAGATTTGATTGTGTGGACCCCGAAGGCATCCA